GGCAGCGGTGCACTTCGCGATCAAGGAGACGGGTGCCACGACGCACGAGGGCGCCGCGGTCCTGAGCGCGACGGCGGCAGCGGCCGCCACGGGCCAGATGACGGCCAACGCCGCTGCCGCCCTGAGCGCCACGGCGACGGTGGCCGCCACCCCCGACTTCACGGTCGCAGGAGCCGCTGCTCTCAGTGCGAGCGCGGCCCTGGCACCCGTGGGTATGGTCAACGCGAATGCGAGCGCCGCCCTGGCCGCAACGGCGACGGTCGGACCGGCAGGCATGGTCACTGCGAACGCGTCGGTAGCCCTTGCGGCATCGGCCACCGTCGCGCCATCCGCGACGGTGGAGGCCAACGCAGCGGCGGCCCTTCCAGCGAGCGCCACGGTGGCCGGCGACGCTCAACTCACCCGCACGGCTCAGGCGGCGCTGCCAGCGTCAGCCGCGATCGCCGCAGACGGAACGGTCCAGGCCGGTGCAATCCTGGGCGAAGCGGTTCTGGCCGCCGCGGCGACGCTCGCCCCGACTGGCCAGCTCACGGCCCAGGCCGCCGTCGCCCTCGTCGCCAGTGCCAATGTCAGCCCAGCGGCGCTGGTGGAGCGGCTGGCCATCGCGCTCCTGGCCTCAGATGCCCAGCTCGCGGCCAGTGGCCTGCTCCAGGTCAATGCGGCCGTCCAGCTCGCGGCTGCCGCCAGCCTGACCGGCAACGGACACCTTCTCCTCCAGGCCGCGGCCGCCCTTCTGGCGTCGGCGAGCCTCGCCGCCGGGGGCGACGTGGCGCCAGAATCGGCACCCCTTCCCGACCTCGGTGCGCCGATCACCACCGCCACCCTCGGTCGCGCGGGACGCCGCCCCCCTTGGTCCTGGGAACGCGAAGCCGGATTCGGCGCACGACTCGAGTTGGAGCAGGACTGACCGGTGGCACCGCTCGTCGACCATGCCGTCTCCCTCGTCTATCTGGGCGAAACGACGGACCCGAACGGAATCATCGCTCGGATGGGTGACGCCCTGAGCGCCACCATCCGCCGGATGACGCGGCGCGCCCTGGAGGGCACGGCGACGGTGTACGACGCGGTCTACCAGGTCGACAACGCGGCCGGCTTCACCCTGCCGCACGTCCCGATCGACACCGTCATCGCCGTGCGCCGCACCTACTTCGACGGGTCCGAAGACGCCGTTGCCACGCCGCGGGATGTCGCCGGTGGAGCGAGCACCACCCTGGCCGCCGCGGCGGCCATCGGCGCGACCAACCTCAAGCTCGTCTCGATGACCGGGCTCGCGGTTGGTGATCATCTGCGCGTCGGCTCGAGCACCGCCCAGGAGGTCGTCCGGGTCACCAGCGTGGGCACCGCTGGCGCCGGCGGCACCGGGGCAGGAGTCGAGCCGGCGCTGCGCTACGCCCACGCCCTGGCCGAGGCGGTGGTCGAGGTCTCCGGCTCCGAGTCGTGGCGGATCGCGTCGACTTCCCGAGGCCGGATCCAGGTCAACCTCACCGCCGACTACCTGCGCTTCACCTGGCGGGTCACCGGCGAGATCCCCGACGACGTCGAGCAGGGGTATCTCGACTGGCTGAAGCAGGGCTGGGAGCAGATCAAGGACAACCCGGTCTCAGCCCCCGAGCTGGCCAGCCAATCATCGGACTCGTGGAGCGAGAGCTACATCCAGAACGAGATCACGTCCATCACCCGCCGCCCCCCGCCGAGCGTGGTCCTGATGGTGGGCGGCAACTTTCATGCCAGCGGCGGCGGTCCCGTCTGATGAAGATAGTCAGCCACCGCGACGAGTTCCTGCGCCGGACCGAGGCAGCCTTCAAGGCAGCCGTCTACGACGTCCAGCTCGAGGCCATGAAGAACGCGCCGGTCGACACGGGCGATCTGCGCCGGCGGATCCATGCGAACTTCCTGGGACCGCTCCGAGCGGTCGTCGGTACCGATCACCCCGGCGGCAAGATGCGCGAGTTTGGCGGCACGATCCGGGCCCACAGCAAGCCATACCTGGTGTTCTTCTGGAAGCGGCGCGGACGCTGGGTCAAGGTCAAGCAGGTCACCCAGCGCCCCGGCGGCTACAGTCAGGGCTTCCGCCCGTGGCTGCGCCCGGCCGGCCGCAAGTTCGGCGAGTTCCTGACTCGCCACCTGCGGGCAGGGTGAGCGATGGCCGAGAGCCTGATCGACGTGTGCGACGCGATCCGCACCATCCTCGAGACCCCCACCACTGGGGCGCTGCTCAACGACGACTGCGCGCAGCCGTTCCTGTACGTGGACAACACCCTGTACGTCTGGGCCGGGCCACTCGACGAGCACCGCCAGCATGGTGACGGCGCCCAGGACGAGGAGCGGTTCACGATCATGGCCGGCTATGCCGTGACCGACGCGGGCGAGCGGACGACGAAGGACCGCAAGCGCTCGATCAGCGAAGCGCTCGATGCGAGGGCGCACCTGTACGCCGAGCGCATCCGCGCCAACCGGGCCCACCCTCCCGGCGTTCCGCAGGGCAGCCGGACCTGGGGCGACCTGACAGCGGTCATCAACCACAACGCCATCCGGACCGTCGGCAAGAACGCGGTCCGTGGCTTCACCGTGACCATCCGCGGATGGCGGCTGGTCGGGCCATAGAGGAGGACCTGATGAGCGAGGAGTTCGAGCCGCGTCCGGCGGCGAAGGGGACCGTGGTCACTGTCGTCGTGCACGACGAGGAGCGGACCCTCACGGCGAAGCATGGCAAGGGTGGCTGGGCGATCACCCCCACCGACGATGACGAGGCGCGAGCTCTCGCCGGGTTCAGTGACGACGCCCTCAATCCCCCGCCGCCATCCGAGGCGCCGGCCGAGGGAGACGAAGACAACCAGGAAGCCGCGGAGGGTGCCACCGACGAGGCCCCCACGTTCGCTGCCGCCAACGCTGAGGCCGACGACGGCCAGGAGGAGTCATGAGCATCCACGAACTGGCTTTCGCCAAGCAGAGCGCACGAGGAACGCCCGCCACTGCGGCCGCCTTCCGGATCCCACTGGTCGGCGGGACGGTCAAGCCACGCCGCCAGGTCGACCTCCTCGAGGAGACCGGCATCAGCCGGCTGCGGACCCAGGCCTACGTGTTCCAGGTCGGAGCCGAGGGCAACCCGGAGTACGCGGCCCGACCGACGGCGCTCGGCCTGCTGCTCTTCGGCCTGCTCGGTGCCAAGGCGGTGGCAGGTGGGGCCGATCCGTTCACTCACACCTTCAACGAGACGGCCGAGCAGCCGTACATGACCTTCTGGCGGCAGCTCGAGAACCTCAAGTACGAGAAGTTCGTCGACTGCCGGATCACCCAGATGGTGCTGACCAGCGAGGCGGGCCGGCCGCTGCGGGCGGCGATGACCGTGGCGGGCCTCGATCCGCGTCACCTGGCCTCGGGGACCTACGGCACCGAGGTCGCCGTGGCCGAGGAGTCGGGCGCTCCGTTCATGCACTACGACGGCGCCGGCGCGCTGAAGGTGGAGAACGTGGTCATCGGCTCGATCGAGCGGATCGTGACCACGATCAACAACAACAACACCTTCCAGCAGGGCGACAGCCACCGCGGCTACGACGTCTCCGAGGGGATGCTCGACCTCATGTTCGAGGTCGTCACCCTGATCGAGGACGTGGCTGAGTACAACCGCTTCCACTACGGGTCGGCCACCCCATCCGACGGGGCCCTGGCGACCAAGGACGTCGTCGAGCTGGCTACCACCTACCTCGACTTCCTCTGGACCCGCGTCGCCGCAGCGCCGGGCCCGGAGCGATCGCTCCGGATCCAGAGTGGCAACCGGGTCCAGATCACGGCGGTGGAGGGCTATGAGCCCAACACCAACAACGACCCGATCAAGAAGACGAGCTCGTACCGCTCGCTGCGACCGACCAGCGGCACGGGGATCGTCGCGACGCTAAAGAACGGCCAGGCATCGTACTGATGGCACCTGGCGATCCGGTCCTGGCCGCCTGGCAGGCGGCCGGGACCGAACTCACGATGCTGCCATCAGGGATGGAGGTCCGCCTCGAGCAGGTGCCGGTGGCGGAGATGGTCCGCTCCGGCTTCCTGCCTGGTGGCCTGCGCCAACTCGCGCTGAGGTTCGCGACGCCCGACCAGGGCGTGAAGCCGTCGGAACTCGACGAGAAGCAGCGGGCGGAGTGGGCTGAGCTCGAGCGGATGATGATCAGCCGCTCGGTGACCGCCGTCCGCTGGACGTGCCCCTGCGCCGATTGCGCGGAGCGCCGGCCCAAGCCAATCGAGGAGCAGCCGTACCGGCTCGACGCCGAGGTCCTGGCCGCGGAGCCACCGATCCTGCCCCGCGTCGACCAGGCGGCCCTCTCCGACATCGTCCTCTACATCAGGAGCGGGCGGATGGTCGACGCGACCAGCCGCGTCGCGCACGAGCAGATGGATCCCGAGACGGCGGGTCGGATCATCGAGGCCGAGCGGGTCAACACGATCGAGGGCTGGGCCTCCTTTCGTGAGTTCCGACGAGGCCTGGATGCTGCTGCTCACGGCACAGACGTGGCAGGGGCGGCCGTCGGAGTACCTGGGCCCAATCGCGCCGGTCGTCGGGCTGCTCATCGACGAAGCCCTCGCGCTACGCCTCGCGCAGGAGCGAACCCAGCGGACCAGCCAGCCGGACGCTGAAGTGATCGGCGCCGGCAGCCGATACGAGGGCCCCGATGACTGGGGCGTGCCCCTGTACGACGAGGCGCGCGCCCAAGCGTCGCGGGAGGCCTTCCGCGAGCAGCTGCGCCGTGAGGGCGTGAAGGTCCACTGATGGACGAAACGATTGGCAGTGCCTGGTACGAGCTCGGGCTCCGCAACGAGCAGCTCGACCGCGGGCTACGGGAAGCCGAGAACCGGATCAAGGCCTCGGGCCAGGTCGCCGCCGAGGCGTTCGCGCGGCCGATGGACCAGGCCGCGACCCGGGTGCGAGAGAGCCTGGGCAAGATCGCCGGCGCGCTCAACAGCCTCAGCGGGCGCGGGCCAGACGAGCTGACGCGGGATCTGACCAAGGCGGCGGCAGCGGCCGAGGAGGCCCACCAGGCGCTGCGGGAGTTGGGCCGGGCGAAGGATCTGGATCCGGCGAAAGCGCGCGCCTACGCCGACGCGCTCAACGAGATCGGGATCGAGGCCGACCAGACCGTCGCCGAGCTCAAGCAGCTGCAGGCCTCCGATCCCCGCTTCAACACCCCCGAGCTGAGCCGGGCCGCCGGCGAGATCGACCGCGTCGGCCGCGAGGCGCGGGAGTCGGCCAACGCCCTGAACGCGATGAAGGGCGTCCGCGCCGACACCCATCTCGAGGCGGTCTCGAACCAGGCCCGCGGGGCGGCGGCCAACCTGCAGAAGACCCAGCAGCAGTCGGGCACCCTGACCGAGAAGTTCAGAACACTGAGTGGGGCGGCGGCGGCGCTGGGTATCGGCCTCGGGGTGGCGACCGTCCTGCGGTTCTTCAACAGCGCAATCCACGCCGCCAGCGACCTGAACGAGGAGGGAAGCAAAGCCCAGGTCGTGTTCGGTGCCGCCGCAGGTAGGATCGTGGCCTTCGCCGAGCGGGCGGACCGCGCCCTGGGCCAGTCGAAGGTGGCGGCGCTTGGTGCCCTCGGTGCTTTCGGCAACATGTTCCGGACCATCGGATTCGCCGACGAGGCGGCGGCCGACATGTCGATCACGATGGTCACGCTCGCCTCCGACATGGCCAGCTTCAACAACCAGGACCCGTCGGACATGCTCGACCGGCTCCGGTCCGGGCTTGCCGGTGAGGCCGAGCCGCTGCGGGTGTTCGGTGTCCTGTTGTCTGAGGCGCGGGTCCAGGCCAAGGCCTACGAGATCGGGATCGCCGAGGTCGGCGCCCAGCTGACCGAGGCCCAGAAGGTCCAGGCGCGCTACGCGCTGATCCTCCAGGACACGGCGCTGCAGCAGGGCGACTTCGCGCGGACGTCGACGGGGTTGGCCAACACCGAGCGCCAGAACGCGGCGATCTGGGAAAACAGCCTGGCGCGCATCGGGGCGGCGCTCCTGCCGCTGGCCACAGATCTGGCCAACTTCGCGGGTGAGGTGATGCCCCAAGTCGCCAACGCGATCATCGGCGTGATCCAGGCCGGCGCACCTCTCCTGAACTTCCTGCTCGCCCTGTCGAAGGTGTGGATCGAGCACGCTAGTGTCCTGGTCCCGGCCCTGGTGGCTGTCATGGCGGTCCGCCTGGTCGGTGCCCTCGACCTGGCCACCATCCGCCTCAAGCTCATGGGTTTGGCGGCCAAGAGCGCCTGGGCCGCCGTCCTGCTCGGTCTGCCGATCCTGCTCGAGGTAGGCGCGGCGATCGCTCGCTGGGGCGACGATCTCACCTTCGGCGCGACAGCGGCCGCGAAGATGCACCAGGCCATGGCGGTCCTGGGCGTCGGGTCGAAGCAGTTCCAGATGGCAGCTGAGGAGATGGGGGTCTCGGTCGAGGAGCTGGCCACCCGGGTGCTAGCCGCCAATGCCGCCACCGGGGTTTCGTTCGAGGACTACGTAGCCAAGATCCGCGAGTGGCGCGCCGGGACGGCAGCGGAGCTCCAGGAGGCAAACCGCGGCTGGGTCGTGGAATGGCAGGCAACGCAGCAGGCGCTTGCCGACAGCCTCGGCTCGATCGACAGCACTCTGGCTGGCCTGCCGGAGGGGGTGCGGGCTCGGGTGGAGGAAGCGCTCGAGCACGTCCGCACGTTCCCTTATGGGGTGTCCACCGTCCTCGAGGACGGCACCACGGTGTTCGCAGGATCGGTGGAAGAACTGGCCGCATTACTGCCCGCTGCCCTCGAGCGCGCCGACGAGCGTGCCCAAGAGATCGCGCGGGAGATCCCCGGCAACATCGCGGCCTCGATCCTCGAGGGTCGAGATGCGGTCACCCAGGCGGCCGATGCGCTGGCCGACGCGGCCACCGATCCGCTCGTCGAGCAGGCCCGCATCGACGAGATCCGCCAGAAGATGGGCGAGCAGCAGGAGGCGCTGACCACGGCCATCAACGACGGTGCGACGGCTGCCGCCAGCGCGGCCCGGGCCGAGTACGCCCAGCTGGAGATCCAGCTCGCCGGCCACCTCCTCCGCTCCGACCCGAAGAGCCAGGAGGCGGCGGGGCTGCTGGCCAAATACATCACGTCGAACGATCCGGCGACGCAGCAGGCGCTCCAAGCCCTATTCGATGCGGTCGGTGTCCGGTACGACGTGATGCTGCTGGACGCGGAAGCGATCGCCGCGAAGCTCGGCCTCACGATCCCCGAGGCCCTCGACTTGGCGCGCCACATAGCCGAGAACGCGGCGATCACCACCGGCCAGGCGGTGGCCCGCGGCTTCGCGGCGGCGCACGACCCGTCGTTCACCGCTGGGCATCAGGCCGGCTTGGAGATGGAGCGGGGCATCGAGGCCGGAACCAGCGGAGCCTACACCTGGGGCACGGCAGCCATGGACGCCTGGATCGCGGGAGTCCGGTCCAGGTGGACGGCGGCGCACGCCGCGGCGATATACCTCGGGACCGCACTCAGTGGGCCGCTCGCAGGCTTGTCGCCGCCGAAAGAAGGACCGCTGCGGTACATCGACAAGTGGGGCGAGAACGTCGGGCGTGCCTGGGCCCAAGGACTGGCGAAGGCCGTGAGCGCGTCGACCGTCCTGGCGAGCCTGGGCGGGCCCGGCGGGGTGGCCGGGGTGGCCAGTGGGAGTGCTGGCCAGGCCGCGGCGGCGGCCGAGGCCGTGTCACGCGACACCATCTTCCAGCTCTACTTCAACGGTCGGGAATCGGCGGTGCGCTCGCCGCTCGATGCCCTCGACGCGGCGGTGCGGATGGGGATCTTCGGCGAGATGGGGCCCTAGATGGCGCTCATTACCCTCGACGGGACCGAGTTGCGGCGTAGCGACGGCTCGGTCCACAGCTGGATCCACAAGGGTCTCTACGGGCCTCCCGAGTACCGCGGACGCAACGCACTGATCGTGGGCCGGCCCGGAGCGTTCGGCGCACCGCTGGTGAAGGCCCGACGGATCATCGACGTGGGCCAACAGATCAAGGGGCTCGGGTCGACCGAGGCCCTCGCTCAGCAGGCTTTCCTCGTCCTGGCCGACGAGTTGCGCGCACTGTACGAGTCCACCACGGCAGACGCCCTGGGCAAGGAGCTCCGCGTCTACGCGCCGCTGTACGGGATCGCCAGCGGCTACCGGAAGCTCAACGGCCGCTGGCTGAACTCGATCGAGCAGGTGACGGTCGGGGGCTTCATGCAGGTCCTCGCCGTCCGGTTCGAGTGCTACGACAACCCGCCTGACTGGGTCGCGGTGCCGTGAACCTGGCCTTCGACATCTTCCCTGCCGCCACACCCCTAGGGACGCGACTGGTCCGCCTGACCAACGAACAGCTGCACGCTGGCAGTGCCTTTCGGGTTGAGCTGTCTGGCCTCGGCTTCGGGATCATCGTCATCAACCGCAATCAGCCCGAATGTACGGCAGCCAACTTCGCCGACGACAACTTCGTCCAGGTGTTCGACCTGAGCATCAGCGACGTGGTTCCGTTGGGCGGGTTCTTCCTTGACAACAAACTGGTGCAGGTCCTCTCGTTAGACGAGGAGGGCGGTGAGATCGTGCAGGTCGGCGGGCCGGGCGCGCTCTCCTACTTTGGGCGGTGTACGTGGTGGAATACCAACTACGTCAACTTCGGCCAGGACGCCCAGTTCGGCCCCCGGGCCGATGGCAGCTGGTGGTGGTATCAGGACCAGTACGGCGACATCCTCAAGCGGGCGATCGACGAGGCCAAGGACTCGGACCGCCCGGCAGCGGGCCGCGGCATCCCGGATCTGACCTACGACTTCTCGAGCACCCTCGACTCAGCTGGTGCGGCGTGGGACACGTTCAGCGGGGACTACAGCCTGCCGGTCGGGACCAACTACCTCGAGATGGTGCAGAAGTTCCGCGACGTGGGGCTGACGATCCAGATGAGCGGTGAGCTGGTGCTCCAAGCCTTCCAGGGCTTCTACGGCACTGACCGGACCTCCCCGACGTTCGCCGCCAACAAGGTCCGCTTCGTGAACGCCGATGGGGCGGCCGGCGCCAACATCCTCGAAGAGCTCCGCCGCCAGTCCAAGCTTTCGTTGAAGCTCTCGCGCGTCCTGGTGAAGGGCGACACCGCCTCCCCGACCAGCATGGTGACCCGGACTGCCGGAGCGTACAACGTGGTGCGCGAGGGGTTCGTGCAGACCGATCGCAGCCATGCCGTGGACGTGTTGGAGGGGATCGGCGACCAGGCCATCCAGCTACGATCGGACAGTGCCGACGTGCCGACGTTCAGGCACCTGTCAGGCCACAGCGCTCTGAACGGCCTGTACACGCCGTTTCTGTCGCCACTGGCGGGGTTCCCGACGATCGTGGGAGACGCTGACGGGAGCGGCACTGAGGGCGACAACTTTGCGACGGTGCCACTGCCGTCGTCCATCGTCTCCGGCGAACTGCTGCTTTGCAGTATCTCGTTCGAGAACGCCACGACCTTCGACTTCCCGGCGGGCTGGACCGAGATTCTGGACCAGGGTACGTTCGGACCCAATCACCAATGGGGCGTCGCATATCGCATCGCCGACGGCACCGAGGGCGCCACGATCGAGGTAGACCTGAACGCCAACGGCTCCTGGTACTCGAACGTCCTGCGGATCATCAATCACGGCGGGGCAGGCGCTCCGCCCGAGGTGTCCTTCGCGACCGGGAACAGCAGCACACCCGACGCCCCGAACCACACGCCCACGGGAGGCTCACAGAAGATCCTGTGGATCGCGAACATGGTCAGCGACCCGTCACTCGTCAGCCATCCGTCGGGCTACACCGTCGACCAGAGCAGCTACGCGCACGGCTGGGGCATGAACGTCGTCCACAAGCAGCTGGAGGCCGCCTCTGAGAACCCGCCCGCCTGGGCGCTGTCCACGACGCGCGCCTGGGGAGCGGCCACCATCTCGGTCAGGCCTGGTGCTACGACTGACTACACCTACTGGGTCGGGGACCTGGTCACGCTGCACACCGGCACCGAGATGGGCGACTACACCAACGCTCCACTGCGCGTCTACGCCATCAACTGGAAGATGGACGAGAAGGGCAGCTGGTGGCCTCAGCCGGAGCTGGGGGGCCTGCTCCAGGAAGCCCGCACAACCGCCTCGGCCCCGCCCTCGTTGGGAGGGGGCGGGGGCGGCGGGGTGGTATCGGTCTCGAGCAACCCACCGACCACCCTCAAGCGCCTGCTGACCAACAAGTCAGGCGGGACGGTGGTCCACGGTGACGTAGTGGTCGTAGACCCAGCCAATGACGAGTCCTTCACCACCAGCGCGGTCGCCGGTGAGACGCGGCTGATCGGGGTTGCCCAGGGCGACATCGCCAACAACGCCACTGGGTACGTGGCCATCGTTGGCTACGTGGAGCTGGTCAACGTCAGCTCCAGCGTCACACGTGGGCACTACGGCTTCACCCACAGCGTCGCGAAGCAGGCAGCCGGCGCAGCGGCTCGAACAGTCGGTGCGTTCTGCCAGTTCCTGAAGGGCGGGACGACGCCATCGGCCATCCTGTTCGGTCCGCCCGACGCGGTCGGGGTAATCGCCTGGAAGCAACCGGTCCGAGCTGCGGCGACCGCAGCTGGAACCCTGGCCTCCTCGTTCGAGAACGGCGACACGATCGACGGGGTCGTCCTGGCGACGGGCGACCGCATCCTGATCAAGGACCAGGCAGCAGGTGCCGAGAATGGCATCTACACCGTCAACGCGTCCGGCGCCCCCACACGGGCCACTGACTTTGACCTCGGTACTGAGGCCGTCGGAGCTGCCGTGGTCGTCACCGAGGGGACGGCGAACGCCGACAAGGTCTTCATCTGTACGACAAACGCGCCGATCACGCTTGGCACGACGGCGCTCGCTTTCGCGGCTCTCTCCGCGGCTGCTGCACTGATCGTTCAGGAGGACGACACAACCGTCGATGCCGCGGTCTCGACGATCGACTTCCGCACTGCCCTGAACGTCACCAGCTCGCCCGCGGGGGAAGCCAACGTATCGGTGGATCTCGGTACTGGCGTCGCCCAGGCAGCCGCTGGTAACCATGGCCACGCGCAGACCAACCCCGGCAGCCTGAACCTCGTCATCGGGAACGGCGTGGACGTCATCCCGACGGGCGTCAAGATGGCCGTCCGCTGGCCGTTCGCCGGGACGATCGTGCGCAACTCGCTGCTGGCCGACGTGTCTGGGAGCATCGTCGTCGACATCTGGAAGGACACCTACGCCAACTTCCCGCCGACGGTCGCCGACACGATCACCGCAAGCGCCAAGCCAACCCTGGCCTCAGCGCAGAAGTCAGAGGATACGACCCTGACCGGCTGGACCACCGGCTTCTCCGAGGGCGACATCTATATGATCAACGTCGACTCGGCCTCGACGGTGAAGCGCGTAACGCTCGAACTCAAGTTCACGAGGTCGTGAGATGACCTTCCCGACAGTGGTCGGCACCACGGACTTCCACTCGTCCTCCGCGGCAACCTCCACGGTCATCACGTTGCCAGACGGGAGCAACGTGTCCGGTAGGCTGCTCATCATCGCCTTCAACCTCGACGGGGTGACGGCCCTCGGCTGGCCGGGTTCGCCCACCGTCTTCACCGACCTCAACTCGGGGGACGACGGCGCGGGTCGTTCGCGGGCCGAGATTCGTTATCGGATAGTTGACGGGGGCGAGGGATGGGACGGGACCGGAGACACGATCACCGTCACGCACCCCAGCGAGCAGCGGTGCTGGTACGTTTGGCTGATCGACGACTGGCACGGGACTACCCCGCCTGAGGCTGCTGCCGCGACAGGCGTCAACACCCATCCTGACTCGCCGAACCTAGACCCGTCCGGATGGGGTACGGAGGACACGCTCTGGATCGCCCTCGAGTTCAATGACGGAGCGGACAGCACGACCACTTATCCGACGAACTATTCCGCCGGTCAGCACAATGGCAGCTCGAGCGCGTCCGGCGGCGGCGTTCACCACGGAGTTGCTCGTCGGGAGCTGAATGCCGCCAGCGACAACCCAGTCGCGTGGGTCGATAGCAACTCCTCTAACTCGTCGCGTGCCGTTACGATCGCGATCCGTCCGGGTGAGCCGCCGCCCCCTGAGCCGGAGCAGGTAGTCGTGATGGACACGGCGGGCTGGTGACGGTGGGCGGGGACACGACCTCTGACGACCTTCTCCCCCTGCTCATCGGAAGCCGCAGTTTCGTTTAGCTCAGTCGCCAAGCGTGAGAGTGACGAGCCAGCCCATCTCCTCCCATCTCGGCCGCTGAGTAGATCAGTAGCAGCCGATCGCTCGCATCCGGTCGTCGGCGGCCGACATGTACCCCGTCGACCACTTCATGGCCTCCAGGTCGCCGGCCTCACTATCCCGGTCGTGATTGGCCGCTGCCTGGTCGAACTGGGCCTGCAGGGAATCGCAGTCGGTGTCGGAGGCGATGCGTTGGTACACGGATGGGTTCCCGCCGTAGGTGCCCATGTAGCCATCGCCGGTGTTGCCCCCTCCCCCATCTCCGCCGCCTGGATCCTCTCCGCCGAAAACGGATACGCCGACGACGAGGGCCACGACGAGGACGCCGGCCGGCGCGACGCGTCGGACAACCTGGGCGTTTGTTACTTCTCTAGCTTCCACCGTTCTTCTTCCTCCCGCGGTGCCTCAACGCACCGCTATCGAAACCCGATATCTAGCCGTCAGTAAGCGGGGCGGCGCATGATCGGGGGGCTGTGCCGTCAGGGAGGAGACGGTGCCCGTGCCTCGTGATCCAGGACTCATCGAAGCCATCGAAGCCACCTTCATGCGCTCTGTCTATCTCGCCGCCCGTCAGGCTCGTCTTCGTCAGCTGGGTCTGATTCCTGTCCCGCTTCCCAGTCCTGCTGCTCTAGATCTATGGCGTCGGCGGCAAGCGCGGTCCAGCGATCCAGGTCCTCAAACGCGGTGGGGGCGGGCTCCACGAAGACCCTAATCGGGACCCGGAAGTATCTGGCCAGTCGCCGCAGCTGAGGCAGCGACGGCGGACGTACTCCGTTCTCCCAATCCGACACGGTCGACTTGGACGAGGCCTTCAGGCCGAGCTCTGTGGCCACGCCTTCCTGGCTCTTGCCGGCCCGCTCACGCGCCATGCGGACCCAGAATCCGAGCCGCTTCGCGTGCGTGTCGTCGTCCACCATCGCGTCGAACAGTAGGTGTGGGGACAACTTGTGGGTACCCGATACAGTTGGGGGGTTGACAACCGGACTCATTGTCGGCCATCATCGCCGGCGTGGAACAACGAGTTGTCCTACGGACCCGCGAGATGCAGTTCCTGGAGGCCGAGCACGGCCAGCCGATCGACGAGCTCCTGCGTGACCTCTACGAGGTCCAGGGACTCGACATGGAGGAGATCGCCACCCGCCTGAACCTCACCAAAGGCACGGTCTCCCGCTGGATGGCGAACTTTGGGATCCGCGCCCGGCGTCGGAAGGCGATCGCATGACCCGAGCGGGCCGAGCCGCCGTCGAGGCGCGCAGCCGAGAGGTCGTGACCCGAGCGGCTGCAGAGGAGTCCTGGATGGACGTCCAGGCCCTGGCTCTCGAGGCGCGGCGCCAGCTGGGCCACGCGGTGGTCGCGAAGGTGACCGGGCGGGACCCGTGGCCTCGGATCTTCGCCGCCGATCAGCGCCTGAACCGACTGAACGAGTACGCACGCCGGCACGCCGCCGAGGCTGCCGGGATCACCTTCATCGCGCCAGGGCAGATGCCACTGGCCGACGGCTGCTTCGACGGGGAGCAGGGCGCATGAGCCGAACCCCCGGTCCCTATCCACGCCGCACCAGCGGCCGTTAGGAGGTCACACCCGTGCCCAAGGAATCCACCACCACGGCGCTCGCCACCCGGGCGTCAGCCGTCCCCGAGTGGGCCGGCCCCAAGGAGGTCGAGCTGCTCGGGTCGTTCCCCGAGTCGAAGTACAACCTGCTCGTCCCGACGGTGGCGATCCGTCAGATCAACCCGTACCTGGTCCCCGACATCGAGGTCGTCCAGCTGTCGACCGACGCCGAAGGCGGCGACATCTACCACGACAGCCAGATGAAGGACAACCACTTCGCGCCCACCGCGCGGGCCCTGGCCCGGCTGGCCAGCGTCGCCGGAATCACCCAGCTCGACAGCCGCCGGATGGACGATGGGAAGGATCCCGAGATCGTCGAGTGGCGGGTCGAGATCGAGATGACCCTCCCGTCTGGCCGTGTCGTGCGCGGCTTCGGCTCGAAGCGGATCGACCTCAACCAGCTGGCCAAGGGCTGGACGCCCCAGCGCCTGGCCAAGGCCCGCGAGCACCTGGTGGCCAACGCCGAGACGAAGGCCTTCAACCGGGCCATCCGATCCGTCCTCAGCCTCCACGGCTCGTTCCCGAAGAGCCAGCTGGCCAAGCCGTTCGCGATCCTGCGCTGGGTCCCGAACATGGCCCACCCCGACGTCCAGAAGGCGTATCTCGGCCAGCTGGCACCGGCCAGTGCGCGTCTGTTCGGACCGACCAACGGCGACGTCGAGCGCCAGGAGCCGCTCCTGATCGAACAGGCGCCCGATGACGATGCGGCGCCCGAGGGCGTCGACACCGAGACCGGTGAACGCGTTGAGGAGCCCGACTGGGCGTCGACGCAGACGGTGACGCCAGGCGAGCAGTTCGTCCACAAGCTCCGCGAGTGGACCGAGTCCAGCCCGGCCAAGGGCACGGCCACGCAGAAGCAGCGCGACGCCCTCAAGGAACTGCTCCGGGGCCTGGGTCAGGCGAACGTCATGACCGTCCTGGGCGCGGTGTGGGACCTCAAGGCACCCGGCGACATCAGCTCCGCCCAGGCGGACGCGATTCTGTCGATGGCTGCCGAGGACGAGCACTTCGCCACGTCGTGGGCCACCGCTGCTGGCGAGCTCGCGGTGGCCACGGCCGGTGAGGGCGACGCGTGACCCGCATCGGCTTCACGGCCGACCTTCATGTCGACGAGTACGGATCCCGCCGTGATCCGGCAACGGGGCTCAACGCCCGCCTGGTCGACTACCTCGAGACGGTGCGGTTCGTGTCCACCCAGGCGCTCGCGCGCGGCTGCGACGCGCTGGTCATCGCCGGCGACTTCACCGAGCGGCGGCACCCGGCACCCTGGCTGGTGGGGACGATCCAGGACGCGCTCGAGGAGTGCCCGCCTGAGCTGATCATCGTCCGGGGCAACCACGACGGGGAGATCGCCGGCGCCTCGATCGTCACCGTCATGGGCTACGGGCTGAACACGCGAGGCTGGCAGAACGCCTTCGCCCGCCCGGGCGTGACCTGGGTCAAGCGGACGGCGATCGCCGCCATCCCGTATCTCGACCGTCATTGGCTCCGGACGCAGCCCGGCTTCGAGGACGTCCCCGAGTCGCAACTCTTCGCGGCCCTCGCTGAGCAGTACATGGCCATCGCCCGCGGCCTGTACGCGGAGGCCTACGCGAAGCATCCCGACCCCGATGGTGTCGTCCTGGTCTGCCACCAGACGCTGGCCGGCGCCCATCTGAGCGCCTCGCAGCAGGCCTTCCTCGGCGACCAGCAGCTGGTGATCGACGCCGCCGACCTGGGAGCCATCGGCTTCGAGGGCATCGTCGCCGGCCACCTGCACCGCCACCAGGTCCTCTCCACCGACCCGCCCATCCTCTACACCGGATCGGTCGAGCGGGTCGACTTCGGCGAACAGGACGAGGTCAAAGGCTTCGTCATCGCCGAGGTCGGCCCGGGCCGGTTCGAGTGGGAGTTCGTCGAGACCCCGGCCCGCCGCTACGTGACGCTGACGGGGACCGACCCCATCCCGCCGACGGTGAACGACGCGATCGTGCGCGGCGTCGACCTCGATCCGGCCGTCGACCTGATCGCGCTCCGCGAGGACCTGGGACGCGCCGGCGCGTTCGAGGTCGCCGAGCTGCGGCACCGCCCGGGCGACGACGACGTCGCCGGCGGCATGAGCGAGTCCCTTTCTGCGGAGGAGGCGCTCGTCGCCTACTTCGCAGACGACCCCGAGGCTGATGCGCTGATCGAGCGCGGCCGGGCCATCCTGGCGGAGGTCGGGTCATGACTCGCTTCCTGCGCTGGGTCCGCCTTCGCCACACCGAGACCTGGATCCTGCGCGGGCCCCAATGGCTCAACGGCCCCGTCTGGGTGCGGATCCGATGAAGCCGGGACTCACGAGGGGCATGGCAGGTGGGACGATGAAGAAGATCGCCGTCGGCGACCTCGGGGAGTTCTGGTACGGCGACTACAAGGAGCCGTTTGTCCAGCTTGAAGGCGCGGTGCCCGGCTATCCGCAGGGCGTCGTGCTCAAAGCCGACGACGGGAAGCTGCTCTGCCCTTGGTGCGGCCGGACCTTCGACCACTTGGGTAATCACTCTCGTCTCGCGCACGGGCTGCCCGCCAGACAGTTCAAGGAGGAGGTCGGTCTCCTTCAGAAGACAGCCTTGATATCAGAGAGACATCGCCAGGCGTTGATCGCCAGCGGGCTGCGCCGCTGGCGGGCGGGGGCCATGCCACCCCCCTCAATCAAGGGTGAGTTCGGGCACGGCAGGGCCGTCCCGCCTCGGGCCAACTGGCAGCAGACCGCCGAGGCCGAGAACCGTACTGGTCAGTGCTTGGCGCAGATGGTGGCGGTGGCGCGGTCGATCGCAGGGCAAGGCCTATCGGTTACCCATGCCCAACTCCGCCGGTACGGGATCGGCGAGGGCACCGTCACGCGCTACGCCGGATCTATTGAGCGGCTGCGGACGTGGGTGAAGAGCCGGCCGCCTCAGCAGACCCAGAGACGACTGAGCGAGAACGAGATGCTCGAGGGGCTGGTAGCAGTGGCCCTTGATCTAGGGCGCACCCCAACCAGGAGCGACATCCGACGTTACGGCCTTCCCGCGACCACGACCTACGCCAATCACTTTGGGAGCTACGGGGCCGCCTGCAAGCGGGTCAAGTTGCCAATCAACCTTCCTGTCCCGCGACCGATTTCGGGCGACGAGAGGCTGGCGATTATCACGGCTTATGCGGTCTATCCGTCGATGGAGTACGTGCGCGGGATTACGCACTTGTCGCTCGAACGGGTGCGGGCCGTCTTGGCCTCCTTCGATATCGAGCCACTCCCGACGAACCACAGAGGGCGGGAGGCGCAGCGGGCCTTGGCGGCTGACATCGCCCGTCGTTTCGCCGGCTGGCCTGAGGAGTCCGCCGCATGAGGGTCGACCGGATCACGCTCAAGCACTTCCTCTCGCACCCCGACACCGACCTCACCCTGAACGGTGCTCGGCTGACGACGCTGGTTGGTGCGAACGGAGCCGGCAAGAGCTCGCTGCTCGACGCCGTTTCGTTCGTCCTGTACGACGCGGCCCGCGCCCGCACCGACGACCTGGTCCAGCTGGGCGCCAGCGAGATGAGCGCCAGCGTCGAGTTCGAGTACGCCGGCGAGCGCTACCGCGCCATCCGTGGGCGATCGACCCGCGCCGGCGGCAAGTCGTTCCTTGAGCTGGCGATCGCCGACGGCGACGGCTGGCGGCCGCTGACCGCCGACTCCATCCGGGAGACCCAGGCCCTCATCGAGCAGCTGCTCCGCATGGACGCGGCCACCTTCGCCACCGCAGCCTGGCTGATGCAGGGCAAGGCCAGCGCCTTCGCTGAGGCCACTGCTGCTGAGCGGAAGCGGATCCTGTCGACGGTGCTGGGCCTCGACCGCTACGAGCGGGCTGAGGACTTCACTCGCGGGCTCGTGCGGGACGTCTACGCCACAGCGATGACCCGGCGCGAGCAGCGCGAACAACTCATGGAGCGGCTCGCGGACCGACCCCAGGTCGAGGCCACGTTGTCCGAGGCCAGGGCGGCCGTGAACTCTGCCCAAGCCGAGGGTGCCACCGTGGCGAGCGCACTGGCTGAGGCCCGCGGGCTGCTTCTCCAAATCACTGAGGAGCACGCACTCGCCGGCGCGGCGGTCGAGGATGTCCGACGCGCGACGCGGCAGGTCGACGAGGCCAAGGTCGCCTATCAGGCTGCCGAGCGGCGACGCATCGACGCGGTCAGCCGCGTGGTCCGCGCCGATGAGATCCTCGCCTCGAAGGCGGATGTCACCCAGGCCAAGCGGCTCCTGCCGAGCATCCGCCGGAACCTCGCCGCCGAAGAGGCGCGGGCCACGGCCCACCTGGACGCCACTGAGGCCTACGGCGAGCTCCGGTCCCAACTGGCGACCGCCGAGCGTGACCATGAGCGCCTGGCGGCCAAGGTCGCGCTGGACTACCAGCTGGTGGCCAACCAGGTCGCGCAACTCGAAGCGCAGATCGACGCTCTCGAACCGGTCACCTGCCCCGAGTGCGGCGCCACGTTCGCCGCCGATCCCGCCGGCCTGGCGGAGCGCGTGGAGGCGTCGCGCCAGGCCTTGGCCGCCCTGCCCCGGACGCTCGATGAGTCTCCCCCCCTCGTCGAGCTCCGGGAGGCGGTCAGTAGTGCCGCCGAGGCTCTCGGCCCGGCGCCCGATCCATCGGAGCTCGCGCGTCTCCGCGCCGCGCTGATGGCGGCCGAGGTCGTGGCCGGCCAGGCCGACCGGATGACCGAGGCGCAGCGCGCAAAGACCGACGCCACCGCAGCGATCGCGCAGGCCGAGAAGGACCGCGACGTCGCCAACGCGGCCGGTGAGGCGGCCCGCGCGGCCCTCGACGGGGCCCAGGTTCGACTCCGCGGACTGGACGAGATCGTCGCCCGCAAGCGTCAGACGACGAGCACCGTCGCGCACCTTGAGGGTCGGGTCACCGAGATCGCCACCACGGCGCGCGCCTGGGAGCACGCGGTCACTCAGGCCGAGACCCTCCTGGAGCAGATGGACGCCGACGCCGCGATCGTCGCCGAGCTGGAAGCCGCCCTCGACGTGGCCGTGCTCGAGGAGCGGATCCTGCAGCGGCTGGTCACCGCGTTCGGGGTGAACGGGATCCCGGCCCGCATCATCGAGTCGGTCCTGCCCGAGTTGTCGCGTCACGCCAACGAGCTCCTCAATCAGCTGCGCCCGGGCCTGGCCCTCGAGATCCGCGCCCAGCGCGCCAAGAAGAGCGGGGACGGGGTCGTCGAGGCCCTGGACCTGATCGTCAGCGACGACGCGGGCGAACGGCCGCTGGCCCTGTTCTCGGGCGGCGAGCGGATGAGTGTCAGCCTGGCGCTGGCAGTAGGGCTCAGCCGGCTCGTCGCTCGACGAGCCGGGACCGCCATCCGGACCCTAGTCATCGACGAGCCCGACGGGCTCGATGCCGACGCCCGCCGGGCCTTTGGCCAGGCCCTCCGCGTCCTGGCCCACGCCGGCGAGCTCGAGCGCGTGATTCTCGTGTCGCACCACCCCGATCTGGCCGAGTACGGCGATGCCGTCTACGCGGTCACCAAGGACGCCGCGGGCAGCCATGTGGGCCTCGTGTCCTGATGGCCACCCAACAGGCTGCAGCGTTGACCGCCGCGAACGCCAGCCGGTGTCTTGATTGTGGTCGTGAGGTCGGGCAACCACTCACCGGACGCCGCCGGGTGTTGTGCCAGGACTGCCGCATCCGGCGCGCTGGCCTGGGGCGGCTCCGCCAAGCCCGTCAGCTCTTCGACGAGATCCACGACCACCACGTCAGCGCCGTCATCGACCAAGCCATCTTGACCGCCGGACCGATCCGGCCCACCTAACCGCAGGAGGGCACCCCATGGCCACCCCCATCCCACCGTTCGAGGAAGCCGAACCCACCGAGCGCCACCTGCAGAGCGTGAAGTCGCAGGACCAGCTTGGCATGGACGAGAAGGTCGTCGACCACCCCGAACTCGAGGAACTCCTCGAGAAGCGCCTGGCCAAGAAGGTCCTGCTCGACGTCGCGCGGAAGGCCTACGACGTCGCCGCCGAAGAGGCGAGCGTCGAGATCGTCGAGTTGCGGATGGCCGACGACACCGCCGTCCGCGTTGGCCGCTTCCGGATCACCAAGCGAGCTATCCCGGCCCGCAGCGTCGCGTTCGACGCCAAGGCGAGCAGCCGGATCCAGATCACCCTGCTCGGCGACGACTGACCGATGGCCAGCTGGCCGGGCACGCCAGACCTGCCCCTCATCGACCTCCTGGTCGTCGTCCTGCCGCGTTCGCGCGCGGAGGCCATGACGATCGACCGCCTGGCCCACGAGTGCCACGCCAGCCGACGCGACGTCGAGACCGCCCTCCAGGAGATGGCGGATGGCGGCATCTACCCGATCTGCGCGTCCTCCCGGCCTCCCATGGGGTGCTGGTGGGGCTCTGAGGCCGATGTCGCCGAGTACCTCGAGCGCCACGACGCACGGATCCGCTCGATGCTGCAGCGCCGCCACGGGCTGCGGCGGTGGCTGCGGGGGCGGAGGCAGCCGCTGACGCTCGGGCTCGTCGAGGAGGCGGCATGAGCCTCCCGGTCGTGACCAACCTCGTCGGCGCCGTCGCTCAGCTGCTCCATGTGATCGACTGTGACAAGCCGCTCTTCGGAGCCAGCGCCTGCCCCGAGTGCGCCCTGCTCCATCGCCAGGGATGCTCCAAGACCGAGCCCCACGAGCAGCGCTGGTGCGACGGGAACCCCTACGACCTGGCGCTGAGGAACCTGCGGACGGCCTATAAGCGCACGAAGGCGGACCCGCTCCTGTCGCTGCTACCCCCGCGGCGCACGGTCGTCGCCGACGGCTCAGTCGGCATGAGGAGGGGCGAGTGAACTACCGCGAAGCCCGCCAGCGCACGACCGATGGCCGCTGGGACTGGACGAACATGAACGACAAGGTCGTGACGACGGCCGCGCCCTGCACCGACCACAGCGACGGCCACGCCACCCAGGAGGAGGCCGACAGGCACTTCTACGACCACGAGGTCGCCAACCTCCGTGAGTTTCACCTGGAGGGCACCCAGCACCACTGCGCGGTCGACGGGTGTGACAACTGGACCGGCGGTGGGCTAGAGAGTCGTTGGCTCGGCCAGGGCACGATGCTCTGCGAGGACCACGACAGCCGTGACGGCTGGATGGCCGCCAATCCATTCAGTTCCCCCATCCACATCATCGCGAGCTGGTGATGGCCATGCCGCGCACGCTCCCCGGGCCGGTCGGCGTCTCAGCCGGGGTCTACGTCCATGACCAACTGACCAGGCTGGAGCACCTCCTCGGCAACCTCTACGCCGCCGACATGACGCTGGTCCAGATCGAGCGCCTCGAGGCGGCCCTGATGAAGGCCCACGTCCGCAACCAGCTGCGGGTCACGGAGTACCTCGAGACCCATGGGGAGGAGACGTGACCGACCCCCTCTTCACGGTCACCTTCCCGATCGAAGCCCCCGACGCCGACGAGGCGTGGCGCCGATTCCGCCGCATGGTGCGCCACCTGCCGGCCGCCGAGCTGGCGGAACGCTGCCAGGTCGAGGAGATCATCGGCGACCCGATCGGCATCTACGAGCTGACCCTGGACCAGGTGCGGGAGCGGCTGGGGGTGGCGGTGTGATCTATCTCGAGATCGCGGGGGGGGGGCTTCGATGATCGTGCCTGAGCAGCTGCGAGCGATCGCCGACGAGCTGGAACAGGCCGAGCGCTATCGCCTTCAAGCGATGGGCGAGCTTCGGGCGCTCCTGGACGGCGCCAATGATGCGGGTGCCCCGATGGGGCTGGGAAGCGTGGGGCCGAGTGGTGCAGGCGAGGGAGGCGAACAGCCGACAGAACCTCACCCGGTGGACGAGGACGTGGCCAGCGATGGCGAGCGGCGTAAGCGATCCGGGCCTAGCAGGAGCCGTCGCCAAGCGAAGCCCACCGGTCAGGACGGCGTTGGTCAGGAGTCTGCGCCCACCGCTGAGGGCTCCACCCGCACCTTCTCGTTCAAGTGCCGTGACTGCGACTACTCGGGCCAGAGCGCCCAGTCGCTCGGGGCCCATCGTCGCTACCGCCACCCGGGCCCGCGTCAGGTCGCGCATAGCAAGCGCTCGTTCCTCTGCGACCTCTGCCCCATGTCGTTCAAGACCGAGCTCGATCGCGACACGCACCGCGCGAGCCACCCGGCACCGGATCGCGGCAAGCCAGTCGGCCGTCCGACCGTCGGACATCGAGGCTGGGAATGACAGCCCTACCTCGAGGGATCTGCCCCGTCTGTGGCGGCAACACCGCACTGCGGAAGGGCGACCTGGTGCGCGAGCACTACGTGTACCGGCCCCAGCGCGAGCAGGAGCCTGAGAAGCCGCTGGGACGGGTCCGAACGTGTGAAGGATCCGGCCGGCCTGCCCACGTGGTGCTGGGATGACACGCCTGGTGCGCCGGATCCGCCAGCTGGTGCGGGGCTGCCCGGTGTGTCGGCAGCGGCGGGGCCACCTGACGTTCTGCCGGTGGAGGGCCAGGTGACCCGCCGCTACGCCGAGGGCACCACGGTCGAGGTCGCGCAGACCCAGACTGAGATCCGCGGCCTCCTGGCCCGCCACGGCGTGACCGCCTTTGGCCTGGCCGAGGGCCCCGGGCCCGACGGCACCCACCGATCGGGGATCCAGTTCGTGCTCCACGGGCTGCCGTACCGGTTCGAGGTCGAGCGCCCCAGCACCGAGTCATTCCGCGAGGAATATCAGCGCACCCGCCGGCGCGGTCAGCCCTACGAGGTCGACTACGAGGGCCGCGCCGAGCGCGAATGGAAGCGCCGCTGGCGCGCCCGGCTGCTGTGGCTCAAGGCCACCCTCGAGTTCGCGGCCGGTGAGGGGGAGGCCGAGGTTGCCCGGGCCCTGCTCGCCCACCTGGTGCTGCCGACGGGCCAGACGATGGACGCCTGGACCGCCCAGCAGCTTCCATCGGCCTACGCGGACGGCAGGATGCCGCCGCTGCTGCTCACCGGGGGACGGGGCTGATGCCGACCCGCGCCTATCTGCGGCTCGACCCCCAGTTTCGTCGCAAGAAAGAGGCCTATCCCGACGGTGCGCTGGCCGCGTACATCCTCATGTTGTGCGCGGCGGAGGGCCAGCCCCGACGCGGAAGGTTCGAGTCCGTGTCGATTCTTCGCGCGTTCCTGGGGGTCAAGCGTCGGCGCTGGGTCCCGTTTCTGCTCGACCACCACGACCTGATCGAGGCCTCAAAACACAGGTGCCCGAGCTGTCCGGCCGGCGATCCGATGCCCGGCGAACTCTACGTGGACGGCTGGGACGAATGGCAGGAGGGCGATTTCACCGTCGCCGAGCGCGTCGCCCGCTTCCGCCGCAAGAACGCTCCGGTAACGCCTGATGTAACGCCACCGGTAACGGCCGAGGTAACGCCACCGGTAACGCCTGACCGTCGCGCGCCACGCGCAACCAGCGGAGGCGGAGGCATAAGCGGAGGCGGCGCCCCGTTACGGGCGCCACCGGTGAGGATCCCAACCGACGACGAACGAGCCGAGGCCCGGGCAGCCGCGCAGTCAATCCTGGACAACGCGGAGAGTCATCCAGCAGCGCGGGCGGCAGCCGAGAAGGCCCTGGCCAAGCTGAACGGCACCCCGACGCAGGACCCAGCTCCGGTACCAGCCAGCGAGGACGTCGACTTCGGGGCACCACCCGCGGAAGGAGCGTCGCCAGGCGAACAGGTGGCGCCGGATGCCTGACGCGATTCTGGCCCTGACCGGGAGGGTGCGACCGTGAGCTACGGCGGCCCCCAGGAGACCGATCGGCTGAAGCTGCTCACCATGGACCAGCGCCGGTCCCGTGTCCTCGAGGGCGAGTTCATGCAGCAGGTCATCGACCTGGCCGTGACGCTCGGCTGGCTCGTGTACCACACCCACGACAGCCGCCACTCCCCGGCAGGCTTCCCCGACCTGATCCTGATCCGTGGCACTCGGCTGGTGGCGATCGAGTGCAAGCGCGACGGCGAGCAGCCAACCGAGGCGCAGTGGACCTGGCTCCGGGCCCTGGGGAAGGTGCAGACCGTCGCCGCCTACGTGGCCCGACCCACCGACAACGACTGGGCCGACGTCGAGGCCCTGCTCCGATGATCGCCGTGTCGCCCCGCCAGCGCCAGGTCGGGAGCCTGATCGCGACGGGACTCAACAACCCCGAGATCGCAGCCGAGCTGAACATCGCCGTGGCGACCGTGCGCTGGCACCGCCAGCTCCTGATGACCAAGCTCGGGCTGCGGAGCGCCGTCGACGTTACCCACTACGCGATCAGCCACGGCTGGGTCCCGGTGCTGGGGGACAAGCAGCAGTGACCGACACCATCAGCGGCTACGTCAATCCCGACGGGTCAGGCGAGGGGAACTGGTCCGAGAGCGAGTCCTGCGCCTGCCCACTGTGCCGGGCCTGGCTCAACTTGGCCGCGGCAGCGCTCCGAACCCGGACCGAGGCCGATGCCCGTCGGCGTATCCTCCGCGTCGTGAGCAGGAGGGGCGTGACCGCGCCCAAGCGGCGGTGAGCCCGACGGACATTGACCAGGACCCCTTCGAGGCCCTGCGTCGGCGTATCCGGGACGTGCAGCCCCCGACCGGCATGACCCGGGCGGATTGGCAGGTCGACGTGGACACGCTGCTCGGCCTGCACGCACGCTGGCTCTTCGACCACATTCGGCGCGGAGTCAGGTCTCGGCCGGCGGTGTTCCCGTCGCACCGCGGTCCCGACGACGAGGTCGACGCGCTCACGGTGGGCGAGCTCCATGATCTGCTCGACGACGAGCTGGCGCGGCACCCATGACGCTGCCCCGCTCGCTCGACGAGCTGCACGGGCTCCGCGCCGCGCGGTGGATCCGGGAGAGCACCGCTGGCCAGGTGGACCGATACGGCCCGGCAGCCCAGCGTGAGCAGCAGGACCGGGCCCTCGAGCGGTACGGGCTGGTCGACACCGGGATCAGCTGGCAGGTGGCCCACTCGGGGCGCACCATCGGGTCGACCTCGGCCTTCGGCGAGATGATCGCGGCCGCGGGGCTCCACTTCGATGTCCTCCTGGTGGGCTACGTCAGCCGCTTCGCCCGGGATCTGCGGACCGCGGTCAACGCCCGCCACGACCTGCACGCCGCCGGCGCGGCCCTGCTCTTCTGCGACGAGCGGCTGCTGAGCTCCGACGAGGACGCCTGGGAGGCCTGGGCCCGGGAGGCGGTCGAGGCCGAGGCCTACAGCCGGCGTCTGGCACGACGCATCGCGGAGGCCTACGCCGCCAAGTTCCGGACCGGTGACCAGGGCGGATCCGCGGGCCTCGGCTTCCGTCGCACGTCAGCGCCCGAGTCACGGCTGGCGATCGACACCGGCACCATGCCCACCGCGGTGACCCTGTTCGAGCGCTACGCCGGCGGATCGGTGTCCTACCGCCAGCTCGAGGCGGAGACCGGCGTCGCGGCCGATGCCATCAGGGCCATCCTGGGCAACCCGCTGTACAACGGCTGGGCGGTCCGGCACCGGCGCAGCGCGCACCAGGTCCGGACCGCCGCTCCGTGGCGATCGCACCCTCCGGTCGACGACGAGCTGTGGGCCCGGGTCCAGCGGGTCCGATCCGAGCGCGCCAACGGCGGCGGTGGTCAGGCTAGGCGGGTCCACCTGCTGGCTGGCCGGCTGTGGTGCACCTGCGGCCGCCGGGTTCGGGCCGACTCGGCGCACCAGGCCAACGAGCGCGTCGTGCGCCGCTACCGCCACCCGAGCTCGTGTCCGGCCTGGTCCCAGGGCAGCCATGTCGCCGCGGTGTTCGAGGGGCCGGTGGGCGGCCAGGTCGCCGGTCTGCGACTCGACGCCGCCACCCTGGACCGGATCCGCCGTCTCGCCGCGAGACAGGCCACCGCTCCGCCGTCAGGCGAGCTGCGCCGACACCAGCTGCAGCGTGAGCTCGAAGGCTTAGCCCGCTCGTTCGTCCAGCGACGGCTGACGCTCGAGGCCTTCACCGCCGAGCAGGCCCGCCTCAACGCCGAGCTCGACGGAATAGAAACGGCATATTCGCCACCCGATCTGACAACCGATCCCGACCTCGTGGTGGCCACGCTGCGCGACCTGCGGTCAGCCTGGCGCGATGCGGACGACGCCGCTCGCGCGGGCTTGGTGGCGGCCCTGTTCACCCGGATCACCGTCGCCGATGGGCAGATCGTCAAAGAGGAGCTCACGCCCTGGGCCCGACGCCACGGGCTGGCCCTGGCCCTGCCGGAGCATGTGGCCGTGGCGCGCCGGGCAGGAGTGGGCCGCGCGCCAGCCACATCGTACCGGGTCTCGATCGTGGGCCGATCGGACGACCTGGCGGCCATCCGGCGGGCCGGCTGATGGCCATGGAGGAGCGGCGGCCTCGGCAGATGATCGAGGTCCAGCTGCCCTGTGGGCGCTGCGTGCACCAGGGCGTGTGCATCATCGAAGAGCAGCTTGAGCAGGACCTCACCCTCCGCATCGGGGTCGAGGACGCCCGATCCCACCTGGTCGGGGGCGCGCCCAGCCAGCCGGTCGAGCTGTCGATCGACTGCAGCTGGTTCGATCCGCGGACCATCCGGCCGAGGGGGCCGAGGAAGCCCTCGTACTCGCTCGAGGAGCGGGCCCGTCGCCGCGAGCGAGCCCTCCGGGTCCGGCCCTGGGAACACCGCTGGCCCCGCCCGAGCGAGCGAGGCGAGACCGCCGCCTGATCTAAGCAAGCCGACAGCACTTCAATGAAGTCTCACGCTCAGCCCCTCTAATAGCTCCCGCCCGCTGTGGTACACGCCACGGCGATGAGGGGCCCCGATTCACCCTCCCTCCGAGGAGCCACCGGTCCGGCGCGGCATTGGGCGGCCAACCCGGGCCGGTGGCTGTGTCGGTCGCCGTCGGAGGCACGGATTGACGGCCGACCATGAGCGTCACAGCAACGGCGGGACCATTCGCCAGGAGCTGTGGCGGGTCGAGGACCGCCTCGTCGATGGCCAGGACAAGCTCGAGCGGTCGATGCGTGCCTTGGCCGAGCGCCTGGAGGCCTACATGACGACCCACGCCACGGTCCACGCCGAACACGACACCTGGTCGAAGGGCCAACTCGACGAGATCATGGGGCGCTTCCAGGCCACCGCTCTCCTCGACGCGCGGCGCCAGGGCGCGCTCGGGATGCTGGGCTGGATCGTGAGCTTGCTCGGCGCTAACTGGAAGGGCCTCGCTGTCCTGGTGGTCGCTCTGCTCGGGGCTCTGGGCTTCCTCACCATCGACGTGGGCGGGACGCGCTGATGCCGCCGCCGCTGGTCTGGTCCGAGCGCGAGGGTGGCGACTGGGAAGCCTGCGTCATCAGCTCATACCTGATCGGACTGGTGTACGGCGGGCTTCACAGCTTCCCGCTGGGCATCTACACCCAGGCCGAGCGAGAGGCCCTCGAGCAGGTCGCCGACGAGCCCCAGGACTACCACACGACCGATGCGACGAGCCAAGCCCGCTACGGCGTCCAGCTCCGCAAGCTGTCGACCGGAGGGATCGACGATGCCGTGACCAGGGTCGGCATCGGCCTGGTCGCCGCCGGCTACGGCGGGCTGCTGATCCCGACCACCGCCCCCATCCATTCGGTCTTTTACCTGCCGACCAGCCAGACGGCCGGGCTGCTCTTCGACCCCCTCGCGGCGAACCAGAGCGCCGGCGTCCCGATCGACGCCAGCCGGATCGTCGCCTGGTCGAAGGGCGCCGGCCCCAACGACGCCCGAGAAGTGAAGGAGAACGAGTTCGCCATGGCCACCGACGTCCAGGTCCGCGCCTACCCCACCCCCCGGACGTGGCTCACGAAGGGCGGTGTCCTGGTGGGGCGCCGGCTCGACCCCGCGCCGCTCACCATGAGCGGGACCTTCCTGGGGGGGTCTCCCGCGCTGGCCAGTGCTGAGTACACGATCGCCCCGACCCCGGCTGGATGGCCCGCAGGGCCGTACCAGCTCGTCATGAACGGGGCGATGGCGGGCTACCTAGTCGCCAACTCGGACATCACGCTTCCGGATCCCGTCTGGCCTCTGCCGCCCACTCCCACCCCGACGCCGCCGCCGGCCGGCGTGACCGAGGCGGAGGTCGAGGCCATCGTGAAGGCTGCCGTCGACCCGGTCGCCGCCGATGTCGCCGACTTGGACCGGCGCCTCCATCGCTTCGAGGACATCCAGTAGAGGAGACCCCATGCCTGAAGTCGATCTCACCCTTCCCGCGATCCTTGCCGGCGGCGCCGTGGCGGCGTCCGCCTTCATCACCGGCCTCGTCGAGGTCCTCAAGCGGCTGATCCCGGTGATCGGCCGCCACCAATGGGAGCCGCAGCTGGCCGCGGTCGCGGCCGCCGTCCTGGTCATGGGTGCGCTAACGGGCGTCGAGCCCAAGCCGGGAACGATCAACGAGTGGGCAGCGTTCGCCCTGAGCGGGGTCCTGTCCTGGTACGGCATCACCCGCCTGGCGCTCGGGATCCACGACGACGTCACCCGCTCACCGGGGTCGCTGACTGGGGAGCCGACGGCGGGCACGTCATCCGGACCAATAGGAGGCTGAGGTGAGCTACCAGATCACGATCAGCGGCCACGTCGACTCCGCCAAGGCCGAGGCCACCGCGCTGAAGAAGGCGGCCGACCTAGCCGAGGAGCTCGAGGCCAGCGGCGCCTTCTCGTTCAGCGGCTCGTTCTTCTCGGTGTTCGCGTCGGCGCCGACTGACGCCATCGCCAAGGCCCACACCGCCCTGGCCGAGTACAACGCCACCGCCGACGCGGACGACCAGGTCCGTGACGATCCCGCCGAGGCCGCGGCGGAATGAGCACGCGAGGAGCCGTCGGTTGACCACCGACACCCTCCCGCGGACGGCACCGGCCGGGGCGGCGGAGACGCCGGCCCCGGCATCGCCGCGTCTGAGCATGGCGGAGATGACCGAGAAGGCGATCGCGACACGCCGCGCCAAGGCGCTCGTGTTCGACCCCAAGCGCATGTGCGGCTCTCACCGCCGGCCGGCCCGCGTCGGCGGCTGTCACGGCGGGAAGGGCTGCACCGACACCACCCACCTGTGCTTGAAGGCCAAGGGCTGGGCCACGGACCACGTCGGATTCGGCAACTGCAAGTTCCACGGCGGCAACGCCCCGAACGGCAAGAAACACGCGGCCGCCGAGGCCGCTGCGGCGCTCGCCCTGAAGTTCGGGATCGAGATCGAGGTCGGACCGATCGAGGCCCTCCTGGGCGCGGTCCGCCAGGCGGCGGGCACCGCCGCGTTCCTGCGCCAGCGGGCCCAGGACGACGAGGCGACGTCGTCCGAGCGCGAGCTGTACGGGGTCTGGATGGACCGCCTGGTGAAGTACGCCAAGGCCGCGGTCGACGCCGGCGTGGCCGAAGCCCAGGTCCGGCTCGCCGAGCGTCAGGCCGAGGTTGTCATCCGCGCCGTGACCGCGGCGCTCGACGCCGCCGGCGTGAAGGGCAAGGGCCGTCTGGCCGCCGAGCAGGCGGTCGTGGCCGAGCTGCGCGCGGCCGCCCCGGCCGGCGCAGAGCTGTCGTAGGAGGGACCGATGGCACGGACAGCGCTGGCACTTCAGGTCATCAGCGAGCTGGGCACCGTCCCGTCCTACACGGCCGCCAACGTCGACGGCCACTTTGTCGCGGTCCCGGCCATCCTCCACGTCAAGAACGGCGGTGGTGGCTCGATCAACGTCACGGTCCAGACCTACAAGAGCGTCGAAGGCCGGGCCATCGCCGACGACGTCATCGCGGTCGGCGCCGGCGCCGAGAAGATGATCAAGCTCAACAGCCGCGACCTCCTGGTCCGGGCCAGCGGCGAGACAGATGCGGGCTTCGCCTACGTCGACTTCTCAGGGGTCACCACCGTGACGGTGGCTCTGGTCACATGATCCCCTCGCTGACGCTGCCTCGTGACCCGCTGGCCATCGCCGCTGATCGGCTGGACGCAGGGACCGAGCGCGGCCGACAGGAGCGAGAGCGCCTGGCAGCGGCCGCCGATGTCCGCGTGTTCGCCCGCTACGCCCGGATCCTGCACCCCGAGCGCGGCGAGATCCCGTTCAAGCCGTGGCGCTGGCAGCCGGACCTGCTGCACATGTTCGCCACGACCCGCCTGCTGGTGATCCTCAAGGCCCGCCAGCTCGGCGTGTCCTGGCTGGCCGCCATCTACGCCCTGTGGGTGGCGATGAAGCCGGGCAAGAAGGTGCTCCTCATCTCGAAGGGCCAGGACGAGGCCGACGACCTGCTGGCCAAGGTCACCTTCATCTTCGACCGCCTGCCCGAGTGGCTGCGCCCGTTCAGCCGGCGCAACACGTCCGAGCTTGAGTTCCCCGATCTGGCCAGCTCGATCGAGTCGTTCCCCGCCACCGAGGGAGTCGGGCGATCGAAGACCGCGTCGGTGGTGATCATCGACGAGCACGGCCACCAGCGCTGGGCGCGGAAGATCTTCCTGGCCCTCAAGCCGGTGGTCGAGAACGGCCAGCTGATCAGCATTAGTTCGGCCAACGGCCAGGGCGCGCTCCACACCCACATCTACCTGAACGGCAAGCCACGAGCGGGCCAGAAGCGCGGATCTCCGGGTCCGAACGGCTTCGTCTCGGTCTTCATCCCGTGGTCGGCCCACCCCGAGCGTGACGCCTACTGGCGCGAACGGGCCCGGGCGGAGATGAGCGACCTGGACGACGCCGAGTTCGCCCAGGAGTACCCCGCCAACGACACAGAGGCCTTCATCGTGTCCGGCCGCCCGGTGTTCCGAGCTGAGGACATCACCGCCCAGTCGGTCGTCGTCGGCAAGGGTGGCGAGACGGGCGTGACCTACTTCGCCGATCCGGAGCCGGGCAAGGTGTACGTGATTGGCGCCGACACGTCCGAGGGGCTGGCCCAGTCGAACTGGTGCTACGCCGAGGTCCTCGAGCGCGACAGCGGGGACCAGGTCGCGGTCCTGGCCGGCCGCTGGGCGCCCGACGTGTACGCCGCCAAGCTCGATCGCCTGGCCCGCCACTACGGCCAGCACGCGAGCCGTGGCAGTCAGACGGTCATCGTTGGCGTCGAGCGCAACAACCACGGCCACGCGGTGATCCTCGAGCTCCGCCACCTGAGCGCCGGCGGGGCGCCCTACGCGATCTATCGCGCCTGGGACAAGCACCTGGGCTGGCCGACGACGTCCGCCACCCGGCCGGTCATGGTCGACCAGCTCGAGGCGGCTCTGCGGACCAAGGCCCTGACCGTCCACGACGCGGGCACCGTCGACCAGCTCGGCACCTTCGCATACAACGACGACGGCCGGCCGGAGGCCCAGGAGGGCTACCACGACGACGCCGTCCTGGCCCTGGCCATCGCCTGGCAACTCCGCCGCCGCGCGTTCGGGCGGACTCTCGATGTCAGCCCCGGGCAACGGAAGGCGGCGGCCTGATGACGCGCCTGCCCGGATCCCACATCGACCGACGGCGCCGGCGCTGGGCGCAGTTGCACGGGACCTCTCCGGCTGCGCCGCGGCGTCCATGGTGGGCCTCGTGGTTCGCCGCTCTGCGCGAGCGGATGACGGCGTTCCTCGAGGCGCGCCGTGCTGAGCGGGCGATCCTGGCGGAGCGTTCCGCACGGAACATCGGCCGCCGCGACAGCCTGTATCGGACCCGGGCACCGGAGCAGGGCCGATGACCCGACCGCAGCTCAGCGTGGCCTGGATCATGAGCGACGGCCAGATCGTGAAGGCCGACAGCCAGCAGCTGCCCGAGGATCCGTTCCGCTACTCGGCCGAGGCTGGCGAGAGCGGCCTCGTGACCCCGCCCTACGACCTCGACCAGCTGGCGCAGACGCTCGAGACCAACAGCCTGCATCGCCGCGCGGTGAAGCAGAAGGCGGCCGACATCCTGGGCCGCGGGATCGTGCTCCGCGGCAAGGAGCTCCCCGGGGAGGGCCAGGCGCAGAACTCGCCCGAGGAAGAGGGGCGCTGGGGCGCGTTCGTCGAGGCCGTCGAGAGCGACGAGCGGAGCGACGAGGCGCTGAAGGAGCGCCTGGTCCACGCCCACGAGGACTTCGAGTCGATCGGCTGGGCCGTCGTCGAGGTCAGCCGCGACCGATCCGGGCAGCTCGACGGCCTGTGGCACGTCCCGGCCCACACCATGCGGGCCCACGCCGACGGACGCCGGTTCGCCCAGAAGCGCGCTGGCAAGCTGGTGTGGTTCAAGCGGTTCGGGCTCGAGGGCACCGTCGATCGAGAGCGGGGCGGGTTCAGTGAGCGCGTGGCGAGGATCGAGAAGCCGGGCAACGAGCTGATCATCATCCGCAACTACACCCCGCGCTCGAGCTTCTACGGGCTGCCTGACCACATTCCGGCCATGCCGGCCCTGGCCGGCTGGCGGGCCCAGGCCGAGTTCAACGTGAAGTTCTTTGACCGCCATGCCGTGCCGGCCATGGCGGTCGTGATCGAGGGCGCCGACATCACGCCCGAGCTCGAGCAGCTGATCACGGAGCACTTCGAGAAGATCAAGGGCGACCCGCACCGGACCCTGGTCCTGCCCGTACCGGGCACCGCCGGAGACGACGCGGCTGCTCCCAAGGTCCGCTTCGAGAAGCTGGCGGCCGACATCAAGGACGCCAGCTTCCGGATGTACAAGCAGGACAACGCGATCGAGATCTGCATCGCCCACGGGATCCCGCCGTACCGCGTCGGCTGGGCGCTGATGGGCTCCCTCGGCGGCGCGACGGCCGAGGAGATGACCCAGATCTACAACGACGGCATCGTCCAGCCCCGCCAGGAGACCTGGGAGCAGCGCCTCACCCGGGCCCTCCTGGGCGAGAAGGGCCTGCAGATCAACGACTGGGAGATCAAGGCCAACGAGCTCGACACACGCAACGAGCTGCGCGACCTGGCCAAGGCCACCACCCTGTGGGAGCTCGACGTCACGACCGTCGACGACAACGCGCGCTTCTTCGGCTACGACGCCCGCGGCGACGACATCGGGGCTATGCACCGGTCCGACCTCCTGCGTCTCCAGGCCGAGCTGGGCGGTGGCTTCGCGCCGGCTGTCCTGGCCAAGCGCCAGCTGACCCCCGAGCAGGCCGACGCCTGGCGCTCTGAGGTCAGCGAGCTGGCGACCCTCCGGAAGCGGGTCACGGCGCTACTGCCGGATCCCGAGTCGGTGGCGGCGTGACCGTCGTGCGCGGGCCCGACCTGCAGGTGGCGGCCACCCTGCTCGACGCCGCGCTCGCCGATGCCATGGCGGTGATCGTCAAGGCCGGATTCGCCCAGGCCCAGCGACACCGGGCGAAGGCGATCGCGGCCGCGCTGGATCCGATGATCGAGGAGCTGGCCGCCTACTTCGAGGGGATGGCAGCCCGGGTCCTGCCGTCGATCGCGAAGGCCCGCCAGCTCTCATGGGATGTCGACGATGTCGACTGGCCCGACGAGGAGCGCCGTCTGCGCCAGGTGATCGGCCGCTGGTACGCGGAGCTCAGCCAGGACGCCTACGCCGGCGCGAGCACGGAGCTCGCGGTCGATGTGCCGTGGGACAGCGACAAGCCCGGCGTGCAGGCCGTGCTCGACACGCTCGGGCGCCAGGTGAAGAGCATCACCGACCAGTCGCGGGCCCGGCTGCAGGCCCAGCTGACAGTCGCGATCGACCGTGGCTACTCAATCGACCAGTTGGTGCGTGGGGTGGAGGCCGATAGCTTCGGCGGGCTCCGAGCGCTCGTGCAAGGCTGGGCCTCCACCCCGACGGGGCTCGCCGGCAGCCGGGCCGCCCTGATCGCGGTCACGGAGACCGCGACGGCCTACAACGGCTCGACCCTGGCCGCGTACCGCGACTCGGGCGTGGTCGAGCAGGTCCAGGTCTTCGATGGGGCCGGCTGCGGCTGGCGCACCCACGACGACGAGGACAAGGCCGACGGCTCGCTCCGCAGCCTCGACGAGGCGACTGAGCACCCGATCGCCCATCCGCGCTGCCGGCGAGCCTTTGGTCCGGTGACCGGTGGCGGCGAGCCACCCGAGGAACCGCCGACCAGCGGCGTCCCGATCAACGAGGGGAGCCGGGCGTTCGTCGAGAAGCGCACCAAGGCCGCCTGGGACCGGATCCATGAGGTCTGGTCAGAGGACTACCCGACGCTCGACGAGCTGCACGACGCGGTCAGCGCCAAGATGCGGGAGCTCACCGCCAAGGCCAAGGTCCGGGTCCGGGTCGATGAGGATGCGCTGGGCTCGATCCTCGAGGACGGGCGCTTCAAGACCCAGTTCGAGACGGGCACGTCCGAGGGTGCCCTGAACCCGGAGCTGCGCGACCAGATCGAGAATTTCTACTTCGGCTACGAGGACACGCCGGGCGAGGACCGTCCCATCTACGGCTACGTCGCGGGCCAGGGCGACGAGTGGACGACCCAGCAGTACGGCGAGGTCATCGTCCAGCTCGACGACGACATCCGCGATCGGACATCGGTCAGCTTCTTCGACTCGCTCGACGCGTATCGCGGCACAGGAACGATCTTCGAGCAGGGCCAGGAGTTGATGCCCTCACCGCTCAACGACCCGAGCTGGCAGTCGGCCATGCCGTGGGAACCGGACCAGCTGTACGGGTCGATCCTGCAGTTCGAGGACCTCAGGGAACTGCCGGCCTACGCCGAGGCGCAGATCCACGGCGGGGTGGCGGTCGACGACATCGAGCAGGTCATCTTCACGGGCGCCGAGCCGTCGGCGGAGATCAAGGCGGCCCTCAAGGAGGCCGGAATCAGCTGGTCGTGGGATCCGGTGTTTGTAGAGCCGAGGCGTCGCTGATGATCGCGTCCCCGTCCTCGTCACCGTCGTATGGGGTCCAGCCGCCGAACTTCACGATCGCGTCGCGGCTGTGCGGCGGGTGGAGCTCGTTCGTGCGCCGGATCCAGACCTGGGCAAGGTCGGCGCTCGAGCTCTCCGCGAGCAGCAGGCGGGCGCCGTTCCCAGCGCTGGCGACGATCTGCATGGCACCCACTGTAGCACCTGACCTCGACCGCATGAAGGAGCAGCCATGAGCGCGACCGATCCCACCTCAGCCGAGATGCTGGCCGCCATCCAGGCTCCGTCCGGCGCGTCCGTCGCCGACAACGCGACCGGCGCGGCAGGAGCGATCACGGCGACGCTGGCCGCGGCCGCCGCCAAGACGACCCACATCACCGGCTTCCATGTGGACGGCCTGGGGGCCACCGCCGGAAGCGTGATCGAAGTCACGATCACCGGGACCCTGGGCGGCACGATGCGCTTCAAGCTGACGATCCCGGCCGGCGTGACCGCGGCCATCGCCCGCCTGGCGGTCCAGTTCGCTCGACCCATCCCGGCGTCGGCCCTCAACACCGCGATCGTCGTCAATGTGCCGACGTTCGGTGCCGGCAACACGTCGGCCATCGTGCACGCCGACGGGTTCCAGCTGTGACCGACCAGTTCGCCTTGGCGACCCGGATTGTGAAGCGCGACGCGCAGCGCCAGATCGCGTACAGCGTGGTGCTTGAGCCACGCGACGCAGACCACCCCGACAGCCAGGGCGACTACTACGACGCCGGCGAGATCGAGCTCGCCGCCCACGGTTTCCTGGAGATGGTGGCCAAGGGGGACGCGGCGGCCGACCTGATGCACGACGACGGGGCGGCGGTCGGGTACGCGGTGGAGAGCTTCATCGCGCCGGTCGATTTCATGTGGGGCGCGGGCGACCGGATCGAGCTCGTGACCAAGGGCAGCTGGGTGATGGGCATCCACTACCCCGACTCGGACATCTGGGCCGGCATCGTCGCCGGCGAGTACGACGCCGTCTCCGTGGCGGGTCGCGGCGTCCGCATGATCGAGGAGGGCTGACGTGCCCCAGAGGCTTACCAAGATGACCATCGACCGGGTCTCTCTCGTCGACAAGGGCGCGAACCAGCGCCAGTTCGCGATCCTAAAGCGGGACACGCCGACGGCGGTGGGCCAGGCCTGGGCGGCTGGCCTCGGGTCTGGCATGACGTCCAATCCGTCGTGGCTCGAGGCGATCGCCAAGCGGGTCGCCGCCCTGATCGGCATCGCGAAGGCCTCGAAGACCGAGGACGGCCAGGACTTCCCGGCGTCCGACTACGCCTACGTGCCCGACCCCGATAAGCCGTCGACCTGGAAGCTGCGGCTGACCAGCTCGCCTGGCGGTGACCCGGATCCGGGCATCGTCGGGGCGGCGATCGCCGCGCTGGGCAAGGGCTTCCGCGGCAACAAGGTCCAGATCCCCGCCGACGACCTGGCGAAGGTCAAGGCCAAGGTCCGCGCCGCCTGGAAGAAGGCGCACCCCGATGCAGAGGAGGGCGATATGCCCGAGGTAATCGCCAAGGCGACACGCACCTTCAACGACTACCGGGCCAGCGCCGAGCTGGACGAGGAGCTGCCCGAGGCCTTCCAGACGCTGCAGAGCTCGATCTGGGGGGCCATGTGGGCCTACGGCGACGACGACCAGCCGCTGCCCATCGACGAGCGGAAGGCGCTCGTGGCCACGAACCTCGACCAGTTCAAGGAGTACGCCCTGGGCCTGATCGACGCGGGCATGGCCAAGCGCGACACCAGCGGCACCAGCACAGCGGTCCTCGCGATAGAGGGGATCGTGGCCAAGGTCGGCCGAAAGATCAGCGCCGCGCGTCTGACGCGGCTCAAGGAGGCGGCGGACGCTTTGTCGGCGATCCTCGCCGAAGCAGAGGCGGACGACACCGCCACCGAGAAGCGCGACAGCGCGCAGGAGGACGAGATGACACCCGAGGAGTTCACCAAGGCCATGGAACCGTTCTCGACCCGCCTCGAGGTGATCGAGAAGGCCATCGCCACCCCAGCACCCGAGAAGAACGCAGCGGCACCCTCGGCACCTGAGTCGGCCGCCGCTTCGGCCGCGGAGCCGCCGGCCGACGGCAGCCAGCCGGCAACCCTGGACGACGTGCTCACCGCAGTCAGCAAGCTCGCTGACCGGGTCGAGGCCGTGGAGAAGACTCCCGGCCAGCCGACCGCGATCCCGGGCCAGGACAGCGCGGTCAAGAAGGGCACGGGCTGGGGCAACGTCTTCGGCATCGGCCACTAAGCGAGAGGAGAGATACAGACCATGGCTGGAACACAGCGAACCCGCCCGTGGAACGCGGCCAACGCGGGCGCGTCGAGCGTCGCGGAGGCGGAGATCACCTTCGCCGCGGCGGCCGCACGGGTGCTCATCGCCAAGTTGCCCATCGGCGCGGTGATTACCCGTGCCTGGGTGGAGGTCCTGACCGCGTTCAACGCAGGGACCACCAACCTCGTCACGGTCGGGCATGGAGCCGTCGGCGCCGGCACCGCCGACGACATCGTCGACACCGTGACTGAGGGCACGCCCGGTGTGTACCCCGGTGTCGCCGGGATCCCGATGGCGGCCGAGACCGCCGAGAAGGAGGTCTACGTCTACTACACGCCGACTGGCACTGCCCCGACCACGGGCAAGGCTCGGGCGTTCATCGAGTACGTCCGCCTGGCCGCGAACGGCTAGTCGACGAGGAGGTAAGCGAACATGGCACCCCTGTCCCAGGCCGAGCTGCTGCGTAAGGCAGCAGGGCCGATCTCGACCAGCGACTTCATCGCTGCGTCGGGTCTCCTGGCTGCCGAGCAGGCGTCGTCCTTCCTGGACGCCGTCTTCGAGGCGACGCCATTCAGTGCCCTCCACCGCAAGGAGCGCCGCCGGTCGAGGACCGGGTCGATCGCCAAGATCGGTATCGGCGGTCGGCTGCTTCGCAAGAAGACCGCCGGAGTCGACGACGCGACGTTGCAGAAGCCGCTCTTCGGCGACGTCAGCTACACGACCGTCGCCTCCCGCCTCGACTGGGAAGTCGAGGAGGAAGTCTTCGAGGACAACATCGAGGGCGAGGGGCTCGAGCAGCACCTCTTCAACCTCATGACCGGTCAGACCGGGCGTGACCTCGAGGACCTGCACTTCAACGGCGACACGGCCGACGTCTCGGTCGATGCGCCGTTCCTGACCCAGAACGACGGGTGGCTCAAGAACCTGGCTGGGTCTGCGACCACCCACCGCGTGAACGGCGGAGCCGTCGCCGGCGGTGTCATCGAGAAGGCGCACTTCTTCGACGCGCTCAACGCGATGCCGAACAAGTACAAGACCCAGGGCGGTCTGCGCTGGATCGGATCCCCGACCCTGTTCGAGCGCTACGTCGAGTACCTGACCAGTCGTGCCACGGCGGCCGGCGACGCGGCCCTGATCAACGGGCAGCTGAGCCAGGTGCTGGGCATCGACGTGGTCCGCGTGCCGGCGCTGCCGAACACGCGGTTCCTGCTGGCCAACCCGCAGAACTTCATCGCCGTCAACACCCGGGATATCCGGGTGCGCCGGACGGTGGAGGGCCGGGAGGCGATCCGGACCGACAAGCGGTTCTTCGCGATCTTCCTCAACGATGACCCGATCATCGAAGAGGACGACGGCGTCGTCGACACCTACGGCATGGTGGCGTAGCCATGAGCGGGACGAAGACCCTCCGCTATGAGGGCGGGGCGGACCTGACCTTCCGCGACAAGGACCAGGTCCGCCACAAGGTGGCCAAGGGGGAGGACTTCGAGACCGACGCCGAGACGGCCGCGATCCTCCTCACCGATCCCGCCGTGAAGGACGTCGCGGCCATGGAAGCCGGCGAGGCCGCAGCCGCGGCCGCCGCCGGCGGCTACAGCGGGATGTCGGCGAAGGAGCTCGCGGCCCTGGCCAAAGAGCGTGGGCTCAAGGTCCGCGGCAAGAACGCCGAGATCATCGCTCGCCTCGAGGATGCCGACGCGGCCGCAGCTGCTGAGGCTGCTGCCGCTGAGGCCGACAACGCCGGCGGAGAGAGCGGCCAGGACGAGGACGGGGAGGGCGCCGAGGGGGACGGCGCCCTCTCGGCCGGGGCCATCACCCTGGGCGACATGCCCGACAGCGCGAAGGTTCAGGGCTGAGCAGTGACAGCCTTCTCCGACTTTCTTGAGGCCGCGATCCTCAACCACTTCTTCCGCAACACCGATATCGGCGCGGTGCCGGCCAACGTCTACATCGCGCTCTACACGGCGGCGCCGTCCGACTCGGGCGGTGGGACCGAGGTCAGCGGCGGGTCATACGCGCGGGCCACCGTCAGCACGACTTCGCAGTGGTCGGCACCGGGCGCGGCCGGGCTGACCGACAACATCAACGACATCGTGTTCGCCACCGCCACGGCCAACTGGGGAACGATCACGCATGTCGGCATCCTCGACGCGGTGACTGCCGGGAACCTCCTGTTCCACGGGGCCCTCGCGGCGAGCAAGGTCGTCAACAACGGCGACATCTTCAAGTTCCTGGCCGGCGCGCTGGACATCACGCTGGCGTAGCTGATGGCCTCCCCCGCCGTCGAGGCAACCGCTACCAGCGGCAGCAGGCGCCCGTTCCTGCTGCTGCTGGTGCTCGCGCTCGCGCTGGCGCTAGGCCTCCTGCTGCTAGTGGCGTCACCAGTGCAGGCCGGCCAATCGACGCCGCAGTGGTTCATCAGCCAGTTCAATCAGCAGCAGCCGGTCGAGCAGCAGACGCCGGGCGGCGCGGGCCAGCTCGATCAAAGCCTGTGGGTCGTCAACCCGACCTCATGCCTGTGGGACGCCGATGACCGCGTAGAAGCCGCATGGTACGGGCGCCTGAATCGCGGGCAGTCCGAGAGCCTGACAATCTGCGTGGTCGGCGATTGGGCGGCACACCTGTTCAGCATCGGCGCTTCGGAGGGGGTGACGACGCAGATCACCGCCAGCGAAGGCCCGACCGCGAGTCTCTGCATCGTCGGCCCCGACTACGACCACGACTTCGCCAACCCGAACCTCTCCTCCATCGCGGGGAGCAACGGCGGGGTCGGCCATGTCCACTGGATCACGTTCACCATCCGCAACGATGGCCGTCATCCGCTGAATCGAGCGCTGGCGCTGGTGACCATCTCGACCGATTACCCCCAGGAGATCGCGTGGCGCTGTCCCGGCATCGTCGATCTGCCCGGGCGGGAACCGCGCTGGGCCGCGATATGACGTGGGAGCGGGTGGTCCAGCAAGGCGGCATCGAGACGATCGTTTCGTATCCCCCCTCAATTGAGAAGGGCTGGCTCCGCGCTAGGGTCGGCGACGTGGCGTCGATCACAAAGGTCTACAGCCTGGAGCGAACGAAGGAGCGCATCCTTTTGATTCGGCTGAGTCTGAAATGACTGTCGCCATCGACCTCGGTACAGAGAGTCACACCGGGGCTACTGGCTCCATCAGCGAGGCTTCCTTCTCGTGGTTGCATAATCCTACCGCTGCGCCCCAGGGCGTCCTGGTCTTCGTTGTCAATCTCGTCTCCGGTGCCAACATCGTTTCGTCGGTCACCTACGACGGCGTGACGGTCCCGCTCGTGAGCGGCGGGGAAGCCATCGACTCGGCGGGCGAAGCGGGCTGGTGCGGAGCCTACTTCCTTGGGTCTGGCGTCCCAACTACCGACCCAGCCAATGTCGTGGTCAACCGGACCAACAGCACCGACGAACTGTGGGCGGTTGTCGTCACCGTAGTTGCAGCCGCAGGCAAGGATACGGCAGTCCATACGGCGGGCATCGTGCTTCTTCAGGGTGACGGGACGCTCGCTGAACAGAGCGTCACTGATGGCTCGCCGGGTAGCAGCAGCCTCCGATTCGCAGGGATATTCTCAGGTCTCGCCGCCATTCCTCCTGTCGGCGCGAATAGCTCCGATGTCCAGAGCTTCGATACCGGGAACCAGACTGCCAGAGTCGTTGTGGAGACGACCGCCGGTCAGGGCAGCCGATCAGTCGGCTTCAGTTCGGGGACTTCCGATGACCGGGCAGCGGTGCACTTCGCGATCAAGGAGACGGGTGCCACGACGCACGAGGGCGCCGCGGTCCTGAGCGCGACGGCGGCAGCGGCCGCCACGGGCCAGATGACGGCCAACGCCGCTGCC